AGGACGGGATAATCGCGGACGCTCATACCGGGTCGATGCAGACTGTGATTGCTGAGTAGCCGATCGCGGTCGGGCCGATGTTCAGTTCGTCTCGGAGAGTTCCGGTCACGGCGTCCGAACCGCCGCCGCTGGACTTCCAGCCGCCCCACTTCCACGGGCGGTTGCCAGAGTTACCCTCGTCGTAGTTGTCGAACTGAGTCACGCCAGCCCCGACCGAGAGCATCTTGTTCTCGTCGATATCTGCGATGCCCATCGCTGCACCGCACAGGATGAGCGACCCGGACGAGGCCGAGACCGTGCCGCCGTTGAAGGTGGCCGACCCGACGCTGCTGTCCACATGCGCATATGACGGCGTGCCGTCCTGATCGACCTCGGCGATCCAGCACTTGTCGCCACCGGCAGGCCCGTACCAGCCGCCAGTGCTGCCGAGCGAAGCCGGGCCGTTCCTCGTGTCGCCCGTGACGAGGGTCCGCTTGTAGAGCGCCGACGGGTTCGTCTGACTGCCGTTGCCTGTCGCGCTCGCTACAAGGGACCAGCCGCTACCGCGCAGACCGTTGCCGCCGCCGCCCCGGATCGCGATGAACGCCCACTGGATGTGACCGACCGTCACCGGGTTCGGAGGAGTGCAGTTTGAGACGGTCTGCGAGTCCACGGTCTGGATCACAGCAGGTCCGGTCGGGTCAGTAGCCGGAGGATCGCTCGGCGGAGGATCTGGCTCGGTGATCTCGTCGTTCGCGACGCCGCCCCGGATCAGGGAGACGACGCCGAGGTAGGAGCCGCCGTCGCCGCCGACCATGTCGTCCCGCATCGAGTCGATGACGAAGTTCTGGAACAGGCCGGTCTTCGCGTCCTCCAGCCGGACCAGATCGTTCTTCTGCACCGCCGGGTTGCCGAGGATGCCCACGTCCACAACCCTACGCCGCCGCCCGAGTCGATCCAACTGGAAGCGCGCGACGTCGCCCGCCTGCGCGAGCGAGTCGATCTTGTCGAGGTTCATGCTCAGTCGTCGCGACTCCCACGGGTGCGCCGGGTCGCCGCTGTGCGCGTCGTGGATGCGGTCCTCCAGTTCGGCGTTCGCCCCGAGTTCGTCCTCCAGATCCTGATCGATGATCTCCGCTGCGACCTCGTGCGTCGAGGAGACCGGCGAGACCAGACTGAACTTCGCGGTGAGGCCCATCGCGTCGTTGTCGCCCCAGCACTCGGTGTGCGTCGTCGTGTTCATCTCGCCGCCGTGCAGCGTGCTGCCGCTCGTAGCGACCGAGTCGGTGACGGTCCCGGGCGCGCTCTCGTCGGCGATCAGGAACCGCGCCGTGGTCCCGCCGTTCGCCCAGAACAGGTGGAGCGTCGTCCCGTCGATCATCAGGCCCGACGGGTTCGTCTGCGAGACGCTCGCATAGGTGTGGCCGTAGTTAGCAATCGCGCTGGCGTCGGTCTTGTCGCGCTTGTAGAAGCGGTCGGTGTCGAGGTTCGTCAGCCACATGAACGCGGCACTGATCTTCAGTGCCGACCACCGGCCATCCGGGAGCGCCATCGTCGAGACTCGGACGTCGTCCGACTTGCGCATCTTCGCGACGTAGTTCCCGGACGTGCTGCCCGTGTACTTCCACGGACAGTTCAGGACGTAGTAGTGCGTCGAGTCCGACGGGTCGCCGCTGATCCCGAGCGGGTACGGCACGACCGCCCCGAGATAGACACTGCTCAGGACCTGATGGTCGCTGTCGCGGACCGTGTACAACTTCTTCGTGCTGCTGCTGATGACCCGGATCTGCGTCGTGTGCGCCGGGTCGTACCAGATGCCGACCGGGGCCGGGACCTTGTAGGTCTGCCAGACCAGATGCCACGCATCGGTCAGCGTCGTCGTCGTCAGCGGGCCGCGCGTCTTGACCCGGGTGATCAGTTCGTACTGGTCCGTGGTGTCACCGAGGTCGAGCACGTCCTCGCCCGTGCGCCACGTATAGACCGGCGGCGCGGAGACCTCGATCAGGTCGCTCGACGGCGTCGGGCGGAAGTGCGCGATGCCGTGCTCGTCGGCCCACAGGTCGTACCCGGTGAGGCCCGTGATCGCCGCGTCGCCCATCAGCGCGTCGGCGTAGGACGAGCCGTCGCCGAAGATGTACTCCGAGAGGACGAGGCTCGTCGTCAGGATGTCGCGGTCCGCCGTCGGCCAGCCGACGAGGTCGAGCGCCGCGTCCACGATGTACGACGCCTCGCGGTTCAGGAAGACGCCGTTCGCCTCGGTCCGCACCGCGCCGGTCTCGCCCAGACCCTGCGGCGCGCTGGCGCTGAACGTCTGGTCGATGGCGATGCCGAAGCGGTCGCGCCCGGTGAGTGTGACGGTCGGCAGGTCGCGCCCGTCCCGGACGCTGTCGATGATCCCGTCGAAGGACCGGACCCGGCTCGACCGCGCGCCGTACCACTGCCAGATCCGCACCCGCTGGTTCGTGTGGAAGATGCTGGTGACGCCCCAGCCGAGCGCGAGGTCTTCGTTCTCCAGTTCGATCTCAAACTGGTCTGCTTGCGTGCGCAACGAACGGTCGCGGCTGATCCGCTTGCAGCGGTAGTTGACGCCGTTGATCCGGGCGTACCCGGCGAAGCCGCTGCTGCCTGCCTGAAAGTGCGACTTCAGGATCGCCGTCAGTTCGTCGGAGATCGCTTGCATCAGGAGTAGTTGAAGAAGGGCTCGGTCTCCACGACGGTCGCGGCGCAGGCCCACAGGTCGTTGCCCGCCGCCGACGCGGCGAAGTTCAGGATGCGGATGCTGTGCGTGTCGCCCCACGGGTCCGCGTACACCACGACCTCGTGGGTCTCGTACAGCGCCCGGATCGCGTCCACGTCGGCCCGGTCGTCGAGGCTGAACTCGATGTCCGCCTGACGCCACCCGAGCGCGCCGGACTGCATGACCGCGTTGCCGGTGGTCTGCGTCCCGTTGTCGAGGAGGCCGACCATCTGCGCGTTCGGCGGGTAGCCGAGCCGCTGCGTCGAGGTCTGGAGGATCTCGACCGCGTCGATGCTGGCGTTCACGGGACCACGTTCGGGTGCAGCCCGATGCGCGCGCCCTGCTGGCGGAACGTCTTGCCCATCTCGTCGGCGATCATGTGGCCGAACCGCTTCGCCCGGTCGGGCGAGACGTCCGAGCCGATGCCGTGCAGGTTGATCGCCCCGATGCTGACGCTGGTGTTGACGACCGCGCCGCCCGTGACGTCAGGAGCGCCGAGCGTCCGGTACTTCGGGACCTCCGGCACGATGACGCCGGGCACGTTCGGGACGAACAGTTCCGGCTTGCCCGCGTCGCCGACGATGAACGGCTCGCCCGCCCGCGCCTTCGCGCCGTGCGCCGCGCGGGGGATGTGCGGGCTGGAAACGTGGACGTCCGGGCCGGGCAACTGGTTCGTGAACTTCAGGATCTCCGAGACGAGGTTGTAGGCCGCCAGCGCGCCGCGCCAGATGTTCGTCGCGATGCCTGACGCGACGTTCTTCGCGAGGCCCGAGCCCTCGGTCGTGCCTGCCGCCGGGAGGTGCTTCGTGCTGTTGGTCGCGGCGTTGTAGATCGCCTTGCTGGCGGTCTTGATATCCGCGTCCTTCGACTTCATGCCCCGGCGCAGGAACTCCATCCCGTCCTTGCCGATGTTGTGCGCGTTCGTCTTCAGCGTGGCGAGGCGGTCGAGGATGACCTGCTTCGTGGTCTCCGCCGTCGCCTTGACGTACGGGTCGTGGTCGTGGAGCCCCTTGATCAGCGCCTTGCTCGTGAGTTCACCGAGGAGCCGCGCGCGCTCCTTCGTCGGTGACTCGCTGTTCTTCAGGATGTCGAGGAACGAGGACCACTGGGTCTTCACGGCATCCTTGCCGTCCTGATACCCCTGCGCCAGCGCCTGCGCGGTGCGGAGCCCCTGCTCGTGCGCCAACTTCTGGAGTTCCTTGCCGCCGAGCGAGCCGAGCCCCTTCAGCAGCGCGATGGCCGGGCTGAACGCCTTCGTGCCCTCGGCGAGGCCGCCGCCGATGCCCTTCAGGAGCGCCGTGGCGTAGTTCAGGCCGTTCGTCTGGCCGACGGTCGCGGCGACCCCGTCGAGGTTCCGCGCGGTGGCGTTCGCCTGCGCCTCCAGCCCCCGGTTGCGCTCCTCCACGGCCTTGTCGAAGTCGGCCTTCTGGCCGAGGATGATGTTCAGCCACGAGTCGTTGTGGCTGGCCCGCGCGCCGTGCTCCAGATCGGCGAGGTGCTTCTCCGCCGCCGCGACCGCCTCGTCCGTCCCGTCCTTCAGCGCGTTCGCGAGGTTGTCGCTGAGATCCTTCGCGTTCTGGTCCTGAAGCCCCTGCGCGGCGAAGGTCAGGGCGACCGCAATGGCGATGGGCCCGATGATCGCGGCGGCGGTCGTCGCCAGCGTCAGCAGGGCCCGCGCCCCGAGGAACTTCGTGACGAACTTGCCCGCGCTCGTCGCCCCGAGGTACGAGAAGGCGTCTTCGAACGCGAAGCCGAGGGACTGGATCAGGTACTGCGCCGGGATCTGGATGCGCTTCACGGCGAAGGTGAGCAGGTTCTGGAAGCCCAGCGCCGCGCTCTCCTGCGCACTGCTCAGGGCGACGCCGATGCTGTTCTTCAGGACCGGCCCGAGCGTCCCGGCCAACTTGCCCGCCAGCCCGCCGAGCGTCGCGCCGAAGACCTTCGCGAGGATGTTCGGGAAGCCGAACGCCTGCCCCAGTTGGTTCAGGGCGAAGATCGCCGGGCCGATGCTGTTCACGAACGGAGCGCCGACCGAGATGATGAACGACTGCACCGTCGCCACCAGCCGCTTGCCCTGCTCGATGGCCGACTGGCTCTTGATCGAGTACTGGTCCATCGCCAGACCCTGCGAATGGCTGACGTCGATGATCTCCTGACCGAACGCCTGCGCGTGCTCGCCCGTCGTCAGCAGCGCGAACTGGTAGGCGTCCACGCGCCCGAGCGCCTGCGCGAAGGCGTCGGCGTTGCCGTGCGTGGCCTTCCGCAGCGCCTCCAGCGAGGCGGCCAGACCCTGCGTCTTCGCCAGTTCGGCGAAGTTGATCCCGGTCTCCTTCTGGATCGCGTTCAACTGCGTGTTCGGCGTGATCAGGGCCGAGATCGCCGCCCGCATCTGGGTCGCCGCCTGCGCCGCTGGCACGCCGTTCTTCGTGAGGAAGGCGAAGCCCGCCGAGACCTCCTCGATCTTGATCCCCGCCGACGACGCGATGGGCGCGATGTCGCTGATCGCCCCGCCCAGTTCTGCCGCCGTCACCTTGCCGTCGGCGACCGCCTTCGCGAAGACGTCGGTGATCCGGGCCGAGTCCTTCGCCGCCAGCCCGTACGAGTTCATCACTGACGTCACGAGGTCCACGGCCTCGGCGGTCGAGCCGAGCGCGCCCGTGGCGAAGTGCGCGCTGTCGCTCAGGACGCCGATGGCGTCGTCTGCCGAGACGCCCGCCGAGACGAGGTCGTAGAAGCCCGCCGTGAGGTCGTCGGTGCTCTTGCCCGTCTCGCGTGACAGGGCGAGGATGTCGTTCTTCGCCTTGTCGAGGTTCAGGTTCGGGGCGACCGTCTGGATCGTCCGCAACTGGTCTTCGAACTTCGACGCCTGCTCGGTCGCCGCGACGAGGAAGCCGCCGGAGACCGCGCCGAAGCCGACGCGGATCTTCTCCGCCAGCGACTTCCCGGTGGTCGTGCCCGCCTTGTCCCCGGCCTTGCCCGCCGCCTTCGCGACGTCGTTTTCGAACTGCTTCGTGTCGCCGAGGGTCAGTTTGACCAGCGCGTCGCCGACGTTGAAACCGGCCACGTCAGTTCACCTTCTCGGGCATCTTGACGTTGTCCGGGAACTGCTTCATCAGGAGCCGCATCTGCTGCTCCGCGCTCTGTGGCGTCATGGGCTGCGCGTGGCGAGCGTCCCAGCGGGTCGCGGCCTTCTGTGAGCGGGCGATGACGTAGCCCGTCCTCACGGCCTCCACCATCCGCTCCCAGTCCGCCTCGGCGCGCTCACTGACCGCATCTCCGGCGGCCTCTAGGTAGCCCGCGAACTGCTCGTCCGTGAGCGTCGCGCGGACCTGTTCGACGGTCCAGCCGTAGCGGGCTGCGACGAAGTCAAAGAGGGGCCAGACGCGGCTGTCGGGATCGTCGTCTGCTGGCTCCCGAACTCCTCCAGCACGATCCGTAGCGCCCCCGGGTTCGCCGCGAGGATGTCGAGCGCGGCGGAGATGAAAGGGTAGGAGGCCGCCATGCACAGGACGAACGCCTGTACGACCTCCGGTTCGGTCGCGTTCTCCCGGACCCAGTCGTCGGTCGGCAGGACGTCCGAGGCGTCGTAGGCCCGGATCAGCGCGAGCAGCGCCATGCTGTTCTGGCCGAGGAAGCCCATGACCGCCGCGCCGTTCGGCTGCTCCGCCAGCAGGCCCAGCATCGCCCCGGCCTCGACCGCCAGCCGGTCGCGCCACTCGTCCGCCTTCGCGATCTTCAGGACCGGGACGACGAACACCTGCTCGCCGAGGACCATCTGGAGCCGCCCGCGCAGGACGTCCTCGACCGCCCGGTCAGGCAGGAGCGCCTTGAAGATCCCCCCGACCCCTGCGTCAGGGGCCGAGGGGACATTCACCGCCACTGGTTTACGAGCCCGCGATCAGGACGCCGATCTCCCACGGGGACGCGGCCTCGGTGCCCGTGCTGCCCGCCTCCCAGCGGGCGCTGAAGGTGATCCGAGGGGCCATCAGGCCAGCGTCCTGCGCGGAGAACTCGGCGTTGCCGGTCGCGATGGCGCGCCGGACCTCGTAGTAGAACGAGTGCGTGTCCAGCCCGGGGACGACCAGCCGGTACGTGTGGTACTGGCTGGAGGCGACGCGGCGGTTGCCGGGCGACCAGATCCGGGTGTCCGCGCCGGACGGCGTGGCGGTCGCGTTCGGGGCGACCAGTTCCAGAATGTCGTCCGTCATCTCGGCGAAGGCGACTTCCAGTTCCGCCGTCTCGGTCTGGATGTAGTCGGTGCCGACGAGCGGCCCGGGGATGCCGTTCAACTGCGGGACGAAGTACGTCCGCACGACGCGGAAGATGTTGTCGCCGGTCGTCGCGCCGACGTCGGACCCGTCGATCAGGACGTTCCCAGCGCCCACGACGAGGTTGACCGGGGTACTGGCGGTCACGCCCATCCAGAGTCTCCTTCGCGACCGAGAGCCTTAGCCCTCGTGTGCTATGACGCCGCCTCCAGAGAGGAAGCGTAGAGGCCGATGGTCATGGGCACGAACGGCTCGTCGGTGTCCGGGTCCCGGAGGACTTGTCCCGTCGAGATGATCCTGATCCTGTGGATGCCGACCGTTCCCATCACCACTGGAGGGTGGTTCTTCAGACCCGCTCGGACCACGGACGCGAGGACTGTGGCTTCACGGGACCCGGTGATCACCTTCCGTCCGTAGAGTCTAGCGGTCAGGATGTAGTCCGCAAGGCCCGTTCTGCCGGACCCCAGACCGAACGGCTCGTCGCTGACGAGGGGTGTGGACACGATCACCATCGGGGGGTCGTCACCCTTCTTGCCCTCGTCGCCCCGGACGGTCGCGCCGCTGAAGTCGATGGAGCCGAAGCCCCGCCGGTCGCCGTGGTCGGCGAGGATCTGCTGGATCAGGGTGATCGTCTTGCCGACGACGTCCGGCGGCACCGGCATCTGGAGCGTCATGGCTTCCCTGCGTGGCGGACCATCCCGGCCTTGATCAGCGGCCCGGCGTTCGGACGGTTGTCGTTGAAGGCGGGGCCGAGGAACGGCTGCGCGTTCATCTTGCGGGTCCCGAGTTCAAGGTAGACGCCGTACCCGCAGTTCGTCCCGACGATGGCGACGACGCCGTTGATCTCCTCGTCCGCGTAGGACGGGATCGCGTTGCCGTTCTCGTCGGTGTTGCCGTAGATCCGCGTGCCCCGGACGAACGCCGCCGTGTGCAGCGAGCGCCGCAGGTTGCCGGTCAGGACGGGCGCGCGCCGCTGCGCGTCCGCCTGCACCGCCAGCCCGAAGTTCAGCAGGCCGTAGCCGACGGCCTCGTACAGGCTCGCGATGCCCTTACGATCCGGCTTGAACGACACCGACGTTCGTCCTCTCCAGCGCGTCGATCTCCAGATGGTGGCCGCGCCCGCCACCGTCCCGGACCCCGACGACCTCCAGATCGACGTCGAGTTCCACGACGTGGATGATCCTTGACTCGTCAACGACCGCGCCGTTCAGGTAGACCCGGTGAGTCGAGGCGACCTCGCCGATGCCGACCAGCGACGCCTCCTCGCGCTGGCTCCGCTCCTGCACCGCGCAGGGCACCGTGGCGAGGACGGTGTGGCCGGTCTCGATGGGCTGGTTCCACTCGTCGTTCGTGACGATGCTGTCCACGTCCGTATCCCTGCCCTTGATCTGGCAGGTGAAGTTGAACAGCCCCTCGATGCCGCTCACGCGAAGATCGGCAGACCGACGACCGGGATCAACTGCGCGAGGATCTTCTCCTTGTCCGCCGTGACGCCAGACGCCGCCGCGCCGCCTGCCGCGTTGCTGAACGTCTCGCTGTAGTCGCCCAGCCGCCGTGACGCCAGAGCGGCGTTCGGATTGCCGCCCGGGGCCGCCGCCGCGCCGACGTCGTAGCAGGTCAGCGAGATCAGGACCGACTCGCGCAGCGCCGCCGTCTCCACGCCGATGTATGTGATGCTGATCTCGTCGGAGAAGTACTCGCGCTGGTGGGTCCCGTCGTAGCGCCGATGGACCGCCGTGCCGTCAGGCGACAGGTACCAGTCGTCCGCCGCCAGCGTCAGGTCGGGCGGCTGCGTGAAGTACCAGTGCTCGACGATCTGCGAGATCGACCCGACCCGCTCCGGCAGGAGCACGACGTTGAAGCCGTAGGCCGGGACACGGATCGTCGTCGAGCCCGTGTTCTGCTGCGCCGCCGACAGGTAGCCGTTCATCAGGATCTCGTTCGCGTCGATCAGGCGCTGGAGATCGGTCTGGTCGTGTGACGCCGCCGACGCGCAGCGCGCGGCCACGTCCGACGGCGTCACAAGGGACATCTACTTGTCCTCGCTCGGAGTGCGGGACTTCTTCGACGCGCGGACCGTCCGCAGGGTCTTCCCGGTGTTCGGGTCGTAGACCTCGACGTCCTGCTCCCGGGCCGTGTAGCCCGGGACGCCGCGACCTTCGCGGACCTGCTGCTGCGGGAAGCGCATCTTGCTCCCGTCCACAGCCTTCGTGCTCGCCATGTCGTCCTCCTGAAGGATCAGGCCCGGGTCTGCGTAGTCGGCACAGGTGCCCTCGTCAGCGCCGCAGACCGGGCAGATCATGCGCTGAGAGTAGCCGAGCCGACAAGGTGCTGGACGACCGCCTCAGCGGCCCGCTGTGCCCCGCCGGAGCGGAATGTGTAGACGATGTCCAGCGCGGCGTTGCGCTGGCTCTCCGTGGCTCTGGGATCGTCTAGCGCCCTCCTGACGGCAGGGACCAGATCCGCCGGGGTGTCCACCTGCTCGCCGACCGTCGCCGCCTCCCAGAAGCGCAGGCCGTGATGGACCCAGCGCCGGTACTTCGACGGGTTCATCAGGACGACCGGGCGGTCCGTCGCGGCGAACTCGTAGATCGTCGAGGAGTTGTCGCAGACGTAGACGTCCGCCCGGCGGCAGACCTCGGCGAAGTCGGCCACGAACTCGATCCCGTTGCGCCGGTAGGCCGACGCCAGCATCCGGGGCCAGTCGGCCTTCGGGTGAGCGTGGCCGATCAGGTTGAACTCCCGGGCCAGATCCGGCAGGACCCGGTGGAACTCGCCATACGCCGTGTCGGTCTCCGGCACCTGCTTGCCCGGCCAGTGCCACGAGATCGCGACCGTCGGCGGCTCGCCCGGGTCCTTGCGCGGCAGGTCGTCGAGTTTCGGGCAGCCGACCACCTGCACGTCCGCCAGCGGGTACCTCTGACGCCACAGGGCAGCGGCGTAGTGGTTCGGGACCATGAACAGGGACGTGTCCTCGCGATCCTCGCCGCCCGCGTACGAGTGATGGCGAGCGCCGGTCGAGTTCTCCCCGATGTACGACTGGCCCGCGCCGTGCTCGATGAACAGGAACCGCGTGTACCCCCGGATGCGCCCGGTCTTCGTGTCGCCGATGGACGCCACCAGCGCCGGGTGATCCTGACCGTGCACGACGCCGCGCCGGTAGTTCTCCCGGACGACGGGGGCGACCACGGTCACGCCCTGCGCCACCGCGTAGCCGACCAGCGGAGCCTCGGTGTAGAAGACGCCCCGGAGGTGCAGCGGCAGCGCGTTCCAGACCGGGACCAGATGGTCGATGAACTGACGCTCGCAGGCGATGGCGTCGATCACTCCATCACGAAGCCCTTCTGCTGGCGCATCCAGCCGATCAGCGCCGTGATCTTCTGGCCCTTGAACCGGCGGACGATGGGCGGGGTCTCGATGATGTAGCCGCCCCGGACCCCGACCGTCACGGTCATCGCCTCGGACGAGAGCCAGTACCAGATCAGGCCATCCACTCCCGGATCGTACCGCGTGGTGAGACGATGGATTAGGGGGTTGACAAGATGGCAGGACGTGCGTACTGTGACCGCCATGAACACGAAGCGCCACATCGCAACCCCAGCCGACCGGCTGGCATGGGAGTCCACCTGCACCGCCTGTGGCGAGCGGGTCGTCTCTCGGGCAAACGTCCACGGCTACAAGGTCTGGACCCACCGCAAGGCAGGGCGCTGAAAAGCGCCCGACAGGAGGCACCACGAATGTTCGGCTACCAGCACACCTGCACCCACGACGGCGACCGTTGCCCGGACTTCGACGTCGATCCGTTCATCACGGCCACCATCGAGCGCGAGATTGCCCTCGACGAGCGCAACGCCGCCGAGTACGTCTGGAGCGCGAACCTGATGGAGAAGCGGATCAACCGCTACCGCCCCGGCCACACCGGCTGGAAGGCGCTCCGGGTCGCCGAGGCCGAGGTCCAGCGGACCAGCAAGGCGTGGGCCGAGGAAGCGCAACTGGTCTACGGCAGCGGCCCGGACCTCACGTTCGACGACCTCGACGACGTCCGCCCGCTCCTCGGGCTGGTGTCCTAGTAGGCGGTGCCAGCGCGCACCGCCCCGATGTGCTCGATCCACGGAGCGCCGTCGCCCCAGTAGGCGAAGACGCTCCGCTGGTTTGCCAGCAGCCGGTCGCCGAAGATCCGCTCGCTGGACTTCCCGCTCGGCCAGCGGTTCTTGATCAGGTCCCGCCGGAACAGGGACGGGTTCGCCGTGAAGTGATCCCGCTGCGCGATGTAGCCGTCCCGCTGCTCGCGCCAGCCGTCGATGCTGGCGAGGACGGACCCCGCCTCCTGCTCCTTCGGGTAGTACGGCCCCCGGAGCAGGGCGACCTGTAGGACGTTCGGGTCGGCGTCGAGGAGCGCCATCATCGGCACGAGGTCCACGTCCCGGCTGTAGGTGAAGTCGTCCTCGATGCTGAAGACGTAGTCGCCGACGCAGTGCCGCTCCAGATAGCCCCACAGCGCCTGCATCGCCGCGATGTAGCCCGAGTGCTGCCGGAGGCCGACGACGTAGAAGCCCGCCGCGCTGGCGATCTCGTGCAGTTCTGCATGGAACTCGTGGTCCCAGTCCGAGTACACGACCTTCTGGGTCATCGGCCCGGTGACGTGCTCGTTGAACGAGGCGAGCGACCGGCGCAGGTACTCCTTCCGCTCGGGCCAGACGTCCGCCGTACCGCCGCTGCGCATGACCACCGTGACGGCAGGGGGCGGGCCGAACCGCTGCTCCTTCGCGCTCTGCTTCAGTTCCTCCAGCGTCGGCCACCAGTGCTGCCAGTCCGGCAGGCCGTACTTGCGGACGAGCGGCATCAGGCTCTGGTCGTCGCGCTTCAGGTTCTCCACGTCGCGGATGTTCTCGGCCTCGCTGGCGGGCAGGCCCGGGCGGTCGTGGAGGCCGTGGTCCCGGCGCAGCGCCACCATGTAGCGCCGACCGAGGCGGGCGTTCAGCGTGTACTCCTTCGTCGCCGACTGCCGACCGTTCGTCAGGCGGTCCGAGGAACGCGGGTGCCAGAGGTGGATCACGTCGCCCTCGGTCCGCTCGTGGCCGTACAGCCCGACGACGATGGACTGGAACGCCATGTCTTCGAAGCCCCAGCCTTCGAACCGCTCGTCCAGCCCGCCGAGATCGTCGAAGACCGGGCGCGGCACGACGATGAAGCAGGACCACGAGATCGGGTTCGTCCGCTCCGCCAGCAGGTCGATCTCGGCGGGGTCGATCTCCGGGCCGAAGTCGTGGTTGTCGGCGATGATCCGGGCCGTCTCCTCCTGCGCGATCCCGCGCCAGCGCCTGTGGCCCCACGTCACCTTGCCGGTGTCCTGCGCGAGCGCGATGGCGGCCCGCGCCTGCGACTGGCTGTACATCACGTCCGAGTCGATGATGATCCCGAAGTCCCACTTGCCCGCCGCCGCGCTGGCGAGGTTGATCGCCTTCGCCCGGTTGAACGGTCGCGGCCCGTCGTCGTGGCCCTCGTAGATCGGGACGTCCGGCAGGATCTTCTCCCAGCGCGCCCGCGCGTAACGCCACAGCGCGTCGCGGTGCCCGCCGTCGTCACGGCGCGGGGCGAGGAAGACGGTTCTCACTGGTGCCCTCCCAGAGCCTGTAGGACGGTCGCTGCGTCGATGTCGATGCGGTTGGCGTACCAATCGTCAAACGCAGCCTTGTCGGCCTCCACCGTGGCTTGTGCGCGGTCGTAGCCCGCGTCGGTCGCCGCCTTGCCGACAGCCGGGTGCATATGCTCGATGACGAGGTCCGGCACGTAGTGCAGCGAGCCGATCCGCTTGCCCAGTTCGCGCCATGCGTCGTCGATGTACAGGTGGTTGCACGTCGGCAGCGCGTACCAGCCGAGCGCGTTGACGATCTCCGCGCTGATGAACGGGGCCGACGGCAGGTGCGCGCCGTGGATCTTGTCGTCGCCGTAGGCGATGCCGGGCCGCGCCAGCGCCCGCTTCACCAGCCGGTCCCAGCCCTCCGTCCGGCACAGGTGGTCGTCGCCGAGGTTGCCGATGATCGCCGTCGGGTTCTCCCGGGCGATCCGCAGGGAGACGGTGTTCGTGGCCTTCACGAGGTTGCCCGTGTCGTCCGGCTGGAGCACGACGCGGCTGATCTCGGCCCGGTACCAGATGTCGCCGTTGCGGGCCGAGTAGCCCGCCAGCGTCGGGTCGTCGGCGTCGAGCGCGAGGACGACGCTGGTGCCGACCAGCACGGCCCGCTTGCGCAGCGCCTCGGCTGCGTCGAGCGCCCGCTCGGGCCGCCCGCGTGACGGGATGACGGCGACGACTGACACCCCCGCATGGTACGCAGAAGCCCCGGCCTCTGGGGGGAGAAAGGCCGGGGCTTCCGGGTCAGGAGGTTACAGGCTTACGAGCCGAGATCCCAGTCCTGAAGGGTGACGACGCAGAACGCCGCCGGGAAGAAGATGGCGAGACCCAGCCGGGTCTCGGCGAGGACGGCGACGAGGTTGCGGACGAAGAAGTCGGAATGGCTGTCGCTCGTGAGGATGGTGACACCCTCCCGCTCGAAGACCGTTCCGCCCTGCTTGAACGCGCCCACGATGGCCGTGCCCGGATCGACCGCCTCGGACTCGACCCGGCGCATCCGCCAGATCGGGGCCGTGTCGGGCGTCGCAGGGCCGAGGACGCCGAACGGATCGCCCGCCCGGTAGCGCCCCTGCGAGTCCTTCATCAGGTCGTATTCCTCGCTGTCCACCGGGTTCATCACCACGGCGTCGGCGTTCGCCCGCGCTGCGCCCGTCTTCACGAGCCGCTTCGCGGTGCGGATGCCGTCGAGGTTCGTGCCTGCCGCGAAGTGCGGGGTCAGGTCGAGGGTCTGGAGACCGCTCCGGTCGAGCAGACCGCTGATGTTCGGAGACGTCCCGTCGCCGTTCATCAGTTGGTCGTCGATCTCCAGATCCAGCATCAGCCGGAGTTGGTTGTCGATCAGCGACCGGGTCTGGCCGTAGTCGGCCAGTTGCTTGCGCGTCGCGGCCATCCACGTCGCGATGGTCTCGATGTTGTCGGTCCGGCGCTGCCAGCCGATGGACGACTGCGGCTTCCCACCGGTCGGGTTGCCGTCGATGGCGGCTTCCGAGACGGCGGCTGCCGCGTTGTCGAACGCGGTCTGGTAGGCGTACGACAACTGGTCGGACGTCGTGCTGTCGTTGCTGAACAGGTCGCGGACGACCGTCGGGGCCTGCGGCAGCGGCAGGATGCCCGGGAGGTACTGGGGGGTGATCAGCGCGGAACCGGCACCGGCCCGGTCGCCCGACGTCGCCGCCGTGCCCGAGATGATGTCGCTGGCCGCCTTGATCTGGGGGTTGAACGGGGTCGTCTTGAACGTCGCCCGGTCGCTGTTCAGGACGCCGCTGTCCGTGAGTTCCTTGTACTCCTCGGACTCGACGAACTGCTGGCCGATGGACTTGCGGGTGAGGACGCCCCGGGGGTCGTCGATCTGGGTCCGCTGCCACGGGATGGGCCCGCCCCGGGCCTTCTCGTGGTAGAAGTCCAGCCGATCCTTCAGGGTCTCCATCTGCTCGCCGCGCTCTGCCGACTTCGTGTACTCGGCGTCGGCGGCGATGGCTTCGGCCATCTTCGCCTTGTAGCCGTCGAACTCGGCGTCACTGAGCGAATCGACGTCCTTACCCTCGACGAGAGCGGCTGCGTCCTTGAACAGGCCCGCCGCCTTCTCGCGCAGGTCGGTGTTCGCCACTGCGTGCTTCTCCTACTGCTGTGGTGTCAGGAGGCCGAGGCCGTAGCCCCGGGAGACGAGTTCGGCCCGCAGTTCCGCCTGAGCGGCGAGCAGTCGCGACTTGCCCGTCTGCGGCTCCTTCGGCGGGACCTCGGTCTCTGCGAGGAGCGCCGTCGTGTTCTCCACCAGCGACTGCATCGTGGCGAGGAAGTCCTCCAGCCGCTTGCGGCGGTCTGAACTGATCTTCCTGCCCTCCTTCAGCCGGAGGTCGATGATCTCGGACTCCCGGACGTTCAGATCCTTCGCTGCGGCCAGCACGCGGTCCGCCTGCTCCAGAAACGACCCGGCCAGCAGGTCGTCGTCCAGTCCCTTGATCGCGAGGGTTGCGGTTGACTTGCCCGCGCCCAGCAGGACGGGGCTGATCTCGTGGATGTCGAGCGCCTTCAGGCCGCGCCGTGCGCCCGGGTGCGACTTCGGCTTCGGTTCGAAGTCCGTCACGTCGAAGCCGTACGACCACTGCTGCACGTCGCCCATCGCCTTGACGGTCTCGTAGGCGTTCGCGCCCTGCGTGGTCTTCAGGAAGAAGCCGCCCTTCGCCAGCGCCAGATCCCCGTCCTCGGACAGGAGCGCCTTGCCGGTCGGCAGGCGTGCGCCGCGCTCGGGCCATGACGTGTGGCCGTAGTCGCTGACCGGGACGATGCGCCCCTTCGGGACCGCGCCCGGGAACGTCACGTCCTTGTCGTGGTCGATCTCGTTCAGCCGGGCGAAGGCGACGAGGAAGTCCCCGTCGTTCGTCAGGTCGAAGTCAACGAGGTCGAACGCCTTCACCTCGGGCATAGACGTGCTCCCTCTGACATCAGGACTGCCATCGGGAGGGAAGTCTGCACCATCGCACGCATCGAACGCAACGTTCCGTCAGGCGCAACACGCGACTAGGGGCTTGACAGGTTGCCGGGCCCGCAGTATGTTCTTCCTGTCAGGAGGCAAGGCTCCCCGATCTCACAGGGGTCGCTCCGGCTGGGGTAACACACAGGAGGCACACATGGACAACCGGCTGAACCACTGGACCTACCGTCGGACGATCTACGCGACCGACGAGATCGAGGCCCACTGGCTGATCAAGCGGACCGCCGAGCGGGAAGTCCCCGGCGCGACCGTCACGATCCTCTCAATCCGCAAGACCCCGACGGGCCGGTTCTCGGCCCTCGTGAAGATGGAGCGACACGCATGAAGCGCCAGAGTTCACGCACCCACTGGACCCACACGTCGAGCGAGGACGTCCAGACGCAGGTCGAGATCGGCTGGAGCGACACGGAGGCCGGGGTCGTGTTCATCGGCACCCGCCTGATCTCCGGCGTCCCGACGTACCGCGAGTACCGGGGCACGGTGCGCATCGAGCGCGTCCTGACCGAGGGGCGCGGCGAACGGCTGATCGAGAAGATCCACCGCGTGACCGTCTCGTCCCTGCTCGGCGACATCGTCGGTCAGGACCGCACGATCATCGGCGCGGTGCAGGACTACGCGAGCAAGGTGCTTCGCGAGGAGCAGGCGCAGGACCGGCGCGAGTTCAACCGGCGGGCGCACGAGTTCGACGTCACCGTGAAGGGTGTTACGGTGTAGCCGATGCCTGAGACACCGGACGGCGGCTGGATCATGGACGATCCGCCGCCGCCTGACTTCACACCGCCGACCGACGAGGAGGAGCGCAAGCGCCTCCTCGCTTCGGGCTTCACCGAGGCCGAGGTGGACGACCTGTTCGCCGCGCGCCGGGCCCGTCCGAAGGCCACGTTCGCGTGAGGCTGCGCATCCTCGACACGAGGGATGCTGAACTGGGGTGGGTCGATCTCACGGATGGCCGTGTGACGTCACAGGGCTGGGGCGACGAGGCCCGGCGCATCCTCGTGGTGAAGCCCGGCGTTCCCGACATCCGCCTCACTGAGAACGACGGAGAGGCGTGGCTGCGCGGGTTGCAGGCCGAGTTCCGCTCGGGCTTCGTCCGGGCCGTGCTGGAGCCCTAGGGCGCGAGCAGCGCGTTGCGCCAGAGCGGGGTCCCGCTGCCGTAGGTCCCGAAGTCCGATCCCGATAGCGTCCGGTTCTGGTCGAGCATGAACCGGACGCGGTCGAACATATCGGTGATCTCGCCGCCCTTCAGCCCCACGTCCTTCAGCGCCTTCGTGACCTCCGCCTTCTGCGACAGGAGCCGCCGCAGCGCGTCGGACTCGGACCCGGTCAGTTCCTGACGGGCCAGCGCGTGGCGGACGTCCATCGCGCCGTAGTTGCCGTGGATCGGCAGCCCCTTGTCGATCAACTTGCTCGGGAACGACAGGCCGTGGTCGATGGCGACCAGATCGTTCTTCGGCGTGGTCAGCCAGTTGCCGATGTGGCGGTCCGTGTTGCCGATGACGCTGTCGAAGAAGGCCATCGCGTCCGACTGCGACTCGGCGTAGGCGGTCAGCGCGTTGCCCGACGAACTCGGCACGAACTGGACGACGATGGCGTCCTGACCGAAGACGTCGCGGCGGACGACGTTCGGCATATTGACCGGACGCCCGAGCGCGTCGTTGATCACCTGCGCCGCCATCTCCCGCTCGCTCTCGGCGTGGACCGGGATGCCGTTGCGGAGTTTCGACCCGTAGGTGCCCTCGGTGGGCTTGATCACGACGTCGATGCCGTCGATCTGGCCGAGGTACGTCGTGTTGATCCCGGTGCTCAGATCCTTGCCGCGCACGACGTCCTGTGACGTGGAGAGGCGAGTCCGGGTCGGGTCGGTGCCGACCGACGCCTGCTGCTGCGCGGCCTGCTGTGCGGCCTCGCGCTGGCGGATCGCCTCGGCCTCCGCCGCCCGGTTGCGCGCCGCCGCCTCCTCCAGCGACCGCAACTGCTGCTGGAGCCGCGACAGGCTGAAGTCGTGGGCCGGTCGCCCGAGCACGCGGGTCCGCTCGGCCCGCTGCTCGTCGAGGATCGCCCGAGCCGCCGCGTCGATGCGCGACTCGTAGATGCCGCGCCCGGCGTTGCCGACGACGGTGTCGATGGCATCCTGAAGCGCCCGCTGCGTGACGTAGGTGGACGCCTCCTTCAGGACCGCGTCCTCCAGTTCGCTGAACTGGATCGGGGTGATCTTGCCCTGAAGGACGGCTTCGCGGAGCGCGCTGATCTCGGTGCTGACCTCGCCCCGGACCTCGCGCTGGAGGCGGGCGTAGTTGCGGCTCATCGCCTCGTACACGTCGCGCCCATCGACGCTGGACAGGCGCTCCGCGTCGAAGGCGTAGTCGCCCGCCTTGCCGACGATCCGCCCTTCCCTGATGCCACGGTTGACGAACAGGCCGATGTCCTGCGGGCTGAATGACGTCAGGTGGACCAGATCCTGCTGGAACGCGCCGGGGTGGTTGTGGACCAGCGTGCTGCCACGCATCCGGCGGAGTTCCTCGGGGCTGAACTCGACGGAGCCCGCGACCTCCTGCGCGCCGACCCGGCCTGCGCCCGTGCCGGTCTTGTTGACGACGACGTTGCCCCAGTCGTCCACCGCGAAGCCGACCTCGTGGTCCGGGATGTCGCGGATCTGCGCGTTCAGGCGGGCGATCTCGGCCTCGCGCCGGGCGATGTCCTTCGGCACGACCTGCTGGAGGCGGGCGATCTCGGCCTGCGCCTCGGCGGAGCGCCCGGCGGCGGCGTTCATCCGCTCCTCGGCGGCGTTGATCCGCAACTGGTACGCCTGCATATCCGCCGGGATGTGGCGCGTGCCCTGAAGGGTGTCGTACTCCAGCCGGGCCGCCGTCAGTTCGTCGTCGGCTGCGATCAGCGCGCTCTGTGCCGCGTCCAGATCGGCGGCGGTCGGGATCTGGACCACCGGGGCCGGTGGCAGGGCCGTCGGCGCTCTCGGTGGCTCCTGCGGCCTCACAGGGGCTTGTGCGCGCGGCCCCTTCGGCTCCAGACCTGCCGCGACCGGGGCGAAGGCGCGCAGGCAGTTCGGGTGGGCGATGGGATGCGTCATCGCCTCGTCGAGGGTGACGATCTTGCCCTGCGCCCGGTCCGGGTCGTTGTGCGCCAGCCAGCCGCAGTTCGGGCCGTCCTGCACCTCGACCATGCGGACCAGCCCGCTCTGCTGGTAGCCGGTGACGGCCCCGAGGTTGAAGGCCGTCGCCGTCTCGGTCCGGGCGATGGTGTACGAGCGCGACCGGGTCAGATCCTCCAGCCCGGCGTAGCCCCGCAACTGCTCGCGCATCCGCTTCGCGATCACGCTCGGGTGGACGCCGTCGTCGATGCCCTGTCGGATCGTCGCGTCGAGCGCCTTGCGCGTCTCCTCGGTGATCCCCTTGACCTTCTCGCCGATGACGCCACGCAGGAGGCGGTCGTTCAGGTCGAAGGCCGCGACCGTGCCGAGGTTGACCTGAGACGCGGCGAGGCCCAGCCCGGCCACGTTGACGTACTCCTGCTGGACGATCCGCTGCATCGCGTGCTGGAACTCGTTGTACGCGGGCTCGTCGTAGGTGAGCGGGTACTCCAGCGCCTTGATCTCGGGGCCGTGGACGGCGGACCGCTCCAGCGCGAGGAACGCCTCGCTGACGCGCTTCGCGAACCGCTCGATGACCGCGTCGAGGACGCGCTGCTGCTGGCCGGTGACGACCCCCGCGACGCGCTTGCGGTGGGTCTCAGCGACCGCCGACAGGGACGCGGGTGCCACCGCCATTCCCGTTCCCTCCCGACGGTGCCGGGACGGCGTTCGGCAGCGCCAGCGGGTTGCCCGGGATCTTGCCCGCCGCATCCGGCAGCGCGGCGTCGCCCGGGTTCGCGAGGTCGCCCGTCAGCGGGATGGTGCGGGCGCTCTCCACCGGGACCTTGCTCTGGTCCTCGGCCTCTGGCGTCACGACGAGGTTGACCGGGATGTAGTAGACGTCGTCGAAGCCGTCCTCGTCGGCCTTCTCGCCGACCATCTCCTTGAACCGGGACCGGGTGATGCCGCCGTGGTTCAGCGCGTTCACGCCGCGCTCCCACAACTTCGTCTGGTCCTCCTGAAGGACGCGGACCTCGCTGACGTCGAAGTCGAGCACGAAGCCGCTGACGTCAGAGACGAACTCCGACAGCCCCTGACGCTTCAGCGGTGAGGCCAGATCGTTGTGCAGCGGGATCACGCCCTCCTCGTAGGCCGCCTCGCGCGCCTCGCCGTAGTTGGCGAAGGTGCTGCGGTCGAGGCCAGCCCCGAAGGACGACACGATGGCCGGGACGCCGAAGATGCCCGAGACGCGCTCCTCCGGGATCTTGCGCAGGTCGCGCAGGGTCATCTGCTGCGGGTTGAACGACAGGACGTGGACGTCGGTCGGGGCGGTCAGGACCATCGCGTCGCCCCGGTTGTCGCCGCTGAACGTCTGCTTGAACGCCGCCTTGACCGCCGCCGGGTCGAGGATCTGGCCCCGCCCTGACATCACGCCGCCGACGGTGCTCGCGTTCGGCGCGATCACCACGCCCGGCACGCCGAGGTTCGACAGCAGCGCCGCCGTGAAGGACGACGCCTCCTCGTCCGTGAAGACCTCCCGGACCAGCGACTGGAAGGCGCAGAAGCCGAGCCGTGGGTTCTGCGGGTCGATGCCGTCGCGCCAGTGGATGATGTCGGTGGTCTCGATGCGCTGCGGCGTCCCGTCGATGTTGTACTCCCAGTACGACAGGTACTCGCTGCCGTCGTCCGGGTAGCGCGCCTTCATCGACCACGACGGAGCCCACCACGACTCGATCCAGCGCCCGGAGCCGTTGCGCAACTTGATCACGAAGGCGTTGCCGGTCGTCTTGTAGTCGGCGATCAGCGCCTTCATCAGGACGCGCCCGTCGTAGTACTCGTTCGGCTGGTCCCAGATCGTCAGGAGCGCGCCCGGGCCCGACGACGAGGCGTCGATCTCGGTCATCCCGCCGTCGGCCTGCTTCGTCCTGATGCGCAGCGGCGCGTCCGGGGTGTTCCTCTGGAGCCACGAGATCGGGGCGACGACGACACTCGACTCCAGCCCCTGCCCGACGACGCGGTTCCGGTAGCGGGCCGCGTTGCTGTACGAGCGTCCGTACCACGGGTTGCCGCCCCACGTCACCCGACCGAACCGGATCTGGAGCGCCTTGACCGACGCGCCCATGCGCTGGAAGACGTTCACAGGTCCCTCACGCCACGGGGTCGCTCACGGGATGGAAGGGTAACAGGCGTCACGCCGCCGTCCACACCATCTTCGGCGGATCGTAGAACGCCAGCAGCAGCGCGTCGGCGTCGTCCGGGCTCCGTCCCAGCCGCTCGCGGGTCTCCTCCTTCGGCTCGACCTTCGTCCGCCCAGCGGGGTCGGGCTTGTACTTCGGCGCGATCAACTGGCCCAGCGTCTCGTCGTCGAGATCCTTCAGGTCCCAGCCCGCGTCCTGCGTGAGTTCACGGCCCATCCACCAGACCTCGTCGCGGAGGCGGGGGAAGCGCGTGCCGTCCCACGACCGCTCGCCCACGTTCACGGCCACGATGTCGGTCTCCGGCGGCAGCACGCCCGACTCGACGTGGTCCTTCAGCCAGCCGACGACGCCCCAGCCGATGCCGATGGTGTCCACCTTGATCGACGTGGCCCCGGTGGACAGGGCGACCTCCGTGATCTTGCCGACGACCTTGCCCGCGTCGGCGCTGTGGTCCCGCACGACCTCCGCCGGGACCCGCCCGCGCCGCACCCGGATGCTGGTGAAGTCGCCGCCCGCCCCGACGTCCACGCCCAGTTGGATCACCGGGTTCACCTCCGGCAGCCAGTCGTCGAGCATCTGGTTGCGGCGGACCATCGGCAGCGGGATCACGGTGTCGGTGGCGTACTCGGGGAACTCGCCCAGCGCCTTGCTGATGAACAGGGGACTGTCCTCGCCCCACATCTTGCGGCGCTCCTCGACCCACGTCGGGCTGATCAGGTCGTGCAGGAGATCCGGCGGGACGGCCTCGTTCGTCCATGCCGGGGTGTCCGCGTAGCCGATCTGGATCACGTTCCAGCCGGAGCCCGGCGAGCAGATCGTCTTGAAGTGCGTCGCCGGGTCGTCCGGGTTGCCGATGGCGAGCACGCGGGCGTACTCGTTCGTCGCCAGCGTCTCCGCCGCGTCGTAGAGCGCCTTCGGGACGCCGCCAGCCTCGTCGATGATGACCAGCACGTACCGCTGGTGGATGCCCTGAAACGCCTGCGTGTTGTACTCGGCGGGCTTCCGACCGAAGGCCACGATCTCCGTGCCGATCCACCACTCCAACTGGTTCAGCCGACCGACCAGCCTGCCCTTCTTGTGGGCCCGGTTGATCTCACGCCACAGGATCGCCTTGACCTGCGCGCCCGTCGGCGCTGTCGTGACCACGAACGCCTCGCCGGGCTGGTGCGCGTCGATCCACCATGACGCCAGACGGGCCGCCGTGTACGACTTGCCGCTGTCGTGGCAGGACTTGACCGCCGTGTGCCGGTTGTCCCGGACGCTCTCCATGATCTCGACCTGCTTCGACCACGGGAACTCGTTCAGGCGGTCGCGGGTCCAGCCAGCCGGGTCACGTCGCCAGTCGTAGGGCGGGTCGAGCCGGTCGGCGGCGTAGATCCACGGCGAAGCAAGAGCCACGTCGCGCAGCCTACCCTAGCGGTGTGGGCGGCAAGCCGAAGGACCCGGCCTACTGGCGCAACTGGAGAGCCGCTCACCCCGAATACCGCGAGCGTGAGCGCCTGCGTGCGAAGAAGCGCGGCGACCGGGCCGCCGAGTACGCTCGTCGCAACGCGAAGCGCGCGTCACGCGCCGTCCCCGAGATCCCGCCGCTCTATCCCCACCTCCAGCACGGCAGGGCGCTGTCGTTCTGGGAGGACGAACTCCGCCTCGACCTCGCGCAGGAGCGCGCGCTGGCGGTGCTGGAAGGGCGCGACCCCGACGCTGCGGTCAGAGCGTACGCGGCCCGCGAGACGAACTGGCAGGCGCGCTCAGGTGTACGTCTGGATCGCGACCAGCGCGACGAGTAGCGCGGCGATGATCGCCAGCGCCATCGCGTAGACGGCCAGCCAGTCGTACCGCTGTGGCTTCACTGGCGCAGCGGCGGGACGTCGGTGAGGTTCGCCAGCCCGACGATCTCCAGCGTGCCGTCGCCCCGGAGCACCTGCGCCGCCGGGCGCACCTTGCGCTTCTTCCGGCCTGACGTCACGTTCTCCATCTCGATGATCTCCGAGCCGAGAGCGACGACGCGGACCTGCTCGCCGTGCCACCACGCGATGCCCCCGGCCTTGATCATGGCAGGAACGCCTTCGCGAACGCCTCGGCGAACTGGCGGTCCAGTTGCTGCTGGATCATCGCGGCCTGACGCTGCGCCCGCCACTCGATCCGCCGGATGGCGAGGTCGATCTGGTCAGGCCGCGCAGGATCTGGTCGCGCTGCTGTTGCGTCAGGCGACTGCCCAGCGGCGTCTCGCGTGCGGGCGCGGGCGGCCCTGCGTGCGCGCGCCCCTGCGTGCGCCCGAGGCAGGCCGGGTGCGGGGTCCGTGTCTCCTTGCCGCACGAGCAGATCACCTGCGCGTCAGGACGAGCGCGACGTAGACGCCGATCACGACGAAGGCGATGGCCGCGAACACCGCGACCATGCTGCCCGCTTGGATCTGCCGATAGAAGTCCTCGATGAAGGACACGCTGTTCACCCCGGTTCCCCCGCTGCGATCTGGCGGAACTCCGCCGCCAACAGTGTCCGTGCCTGTGCAATCACCTCTGGCGTCAGGCCGAGTTTGATCAGCACGTTGTTGATCACGAGGACGATGGTCTGGCCCTGCTGCTCGGCCATCTCCACGCGGCGCTTCTCGATGCCCGCTGCGAGCGCGGCCCGTGCGTACTTCGCCAGCCGGTCACGCTCCTCGTTCCAGAGCGCCACCATGCCCCGGATCTGCTCGCCCACGATGTGCTCGGTGCCGCTCTTGTCCACGTCGATCTCGGGACCGAACAGGCCGCTGCCCTTCTCGTAGTCCTGCCCGGCTGTGGCGTTGAACCCCTTGCGGCCTCCGGGCTCACGCTCTGCGAGGATCGCCACCTGCTGGCCGTAGAACGTCGAGAGTGCCGCTGACTGGCTCACGAGGTCCAGCAGCGCCTGCTCTGGATCTGCTGGCGGAGCGCCGCCGAGCCGGGTGATCTCCGACATGGCCTGCGCGACTGCCATCGCCTGTCCGTGGTGCTGTGCGACCTGCGGCATCGACCCGCCGTGGTTCTTGCACGGCCCGAAGCCGTAGTGGTCGGTGCCCCAGCCAGCCGGTCGCCTGCACGGTGGTCGGCCCTTGAACACGACCGCGCACGTCGTCGGCGCGAGGGTGCCTGCCACGACGCTCATCGCTCGCGGACCCCGTGGGGGTACTGCTCGATGACCCGGCGAGCCTGCTCGTCCATGTCCACCTGCTCGCGGATCTTCTCGTTCAGCGCGATGGCCCGCTGGCGGTTCTCCCGCTCGTACGCCTTGCGCTCGCGCTTGTGCATCCGCCGCGCCTCCCGGATGCGCTCCTTCTCGCGCAGGGCGGCGACGATCACGGCCACCATCTCGGCCTGCGTCGCGCCGTCCGGGAACTGGAACCTCACAGCCCGCCCTCCTTCACCCGGACCCGGTCGCAGTAGACGCAGGCGACGAGGCGCAGCAGGCGCGAGCCGTACTGGGTCGCCCGCCCGATGCTGCCGTCCCGGTGCAGGCCGATCCGGCGGTGGCGCGGCGTGCCGAGGCAGATCATGCCGTCTCCTTCTCCGCCTGCCGAGACGTCCGGGTGAAGTTGTGCTGCGGCGAAGTGGCCTCCGACGTCCCGCAGTCGATGCAGCCGTATTCGGTATGACGGATCAGCGGATGACCGCAGACACAGGCGAGGCGACGCTGCTCGCCAGACGTGAGATAGGGCCGCTCCGCCTGCCGGGACAGCGCGGCACGCAGGAGGTCTGCGCAGTAGCGGTACGCCGAGGATGTGATGCCATTGCCGAATGACGCAAGGCGGTCCATCTCATCCAACGCCTCGCGCAGCCCCGCGTCCGTGACGGGGGCGGCACAGATGGTCGGCAGCGCATCAATCGGAACCGTGTTGTCCGGGTCCTCGCAGGCCGCGTAAGGCCCGAAGCCCTTGTCGAAGTGGACGCAGCCGCCCTCGATGTTCGCCTCGTTCCAGCCATGCACGGCTGCCGCAAGGTCCGGTCGCTCTGGTGCGACGCTCAGCGCCGCGTCCGTGACGGGGGCGGCGGCACGGTGCGTGACGGTCGCGGCCTCGATGCCTTCCTCGAAGCCAGCGAGCCGACCGGCGTCGTACGCCTCTCGCTCGCGGCTCGGCGGGTTCGGGATAGCGGCCAGACGCTCGCTCAGGTCCGGTCGCTCTGGTGCGGGGGTCATCCCTTCACCTTCGGCGCGAAGCCTAGCGCGATGGCCGCGCTGTAGAGGTTCGTGACGCCCAGCGACTGGTACGCCTTGTGCCGGGCGTTCGCCACCGTCTGGCGCTTCATGCCCAGCATCTCGGCGATCTCCCGGGTCGTCATGCCCGGGTGCTTGATCGACGCTTCGACCACGCGGCGCTGATGTGGCGTCACAGGTGCTTCTCCATCTCGGGCGGCAGGGGGTGTAGACGTGCGTACTGTAGCAGATTGTCAAGCGCCTGCTGCTGCTTCTGGAGCGCCTCCAGCGTCGCGTCTTGCGCCTCCAGCGCCCGGGCGACGCGGTGGACCACCAGCAGGGCCGACGCTGCCGCGATGCTGTCCACCATCGCCTTGCGGACGAACTGCTCGCCGTCCTTCTTCGTCGCCATCAGGACGCCCCCTCGATGGCAGCGCGGAGGATCGGGTCGTCGTCGCAGCCGGTGTAGTGGTAGAACCGTCCGCCGCCGATGGGGCGAGGACCGCCCTGATCCGGGACGATCCCGGCGCAGGAGCAGACGCCGTGGCCCTCCAGAGCCTCCAGCAGGTCGCGGAGTGCGGCGAGAAGGACGCGACGATCCTTCTCGGAGTCAAAGAGACACGCGGACAGCGCGTCTCTCGCCTTGATTGCTGCCAGTTCCTCGCCGGTCACAGCCACGCCCGCTGCTTCTCGCTCCAGTAGGCGATCCGGGCCAGCCCGCGAGGCACGTAGGCCCGGGAGTGGTTGCCGCAGGCCAGCCTGTGACTCGACACCACGATCACGGTCGCGGCGGAGCGGCACGGGTCGCCCGCCCGTGGCCCGGTCAGGATGCGGTGGTCGCACCTCACCGATCCACCCGGACCTTCTTCTTCGGCTTCGCGATCACCGGGACGTCCGGGAAGAACTGCCCGGCCTCGTGGACCACGGTCCCGTCCCGGACCTGAAGCGCGCCGCAGTCGGGGCACGGTCCCCGGAGGAAGCCCTCGTCCTTGCAGCGTCGGCAGCGAGCCTTCATCGGTAGGTCACTCGTACGTGGCACAGGCCCATGCCGGGGTCGCCGCAGATCGTGGCGAAGTCGTAGATGGACAGGTCGGCCACCCGCCCCTGCCGCTGCATCGCCTTGCTCGGCCCGGCGTCGGTGCTGACGCGGGTGACGCAGGCCAGCGGGCCGCAGATCGTTGCGCGTCTGTGAGGCCCGCTGGGGAGCGCCAGATAGCCAAGTGGCTCCGTGTGCCCCATGTGGGACGCGATGCCCGTCACGGTGCCTCTCGTTGGCTGTGGCGCGATCCTGACGCTATGGACCACCTGCGGGATGGCCGGATGGACCGGAGGCCGCGCCGAGGACGCGCTCACCGGAGCCGGGATCTCCCAGACCGACAGGACGGTCCCCATCGTCCTGCTCCATCCGGTCTGGGAAGCCCCCGGTCGGGGAGTCGTGGTCGGCGCGGGCCCAGAGCCAGCGAGCCATGTGGTGAGAACGAAGCCGAGGCCGAAGCCGATCAGGAAGGCGAAGGCCAGCAGGGCGCAGCCCGCCCGGTAGCCGCTCACGGCCTCGTCGGGCCAGACGGCGGTCAGGTGCTTGCCCTCGTAGCGGGTCACGGATGCACCATCGGCGACGTCGCGATCACGTCCATCACGATCCGCCAGTCCCCTGCTGTCAGGGCGAGCACCTCGTGCCCGGCGTGGCGCAACTGCGCGTGGCGGAGCATCTGGATCGACGACAGCGCCTCGCCCTTCGACTTGCACTCGACCCAGACCGAGCGGGAGTCGCACAGCATCAGCAGGTCGGGCCAGCCGCGCTGGTCCATCGACTGCGCCCGGAGGACGCCCCGGGTGTTCCGCTGGTCCATCACCCGGACGGTCCAGCCATTCAGCCGGGCGTTCGTGACGATCCACGCCTGAAACTTCGTCCCGGTCCAGTCCTCGGACGGGATGCCGAGCAACTTCAGGCCGACGTAGTCGATGCCCTTCGGCATCAGCGTGTCCGTTCGCAGAAGTAGCACAGCCCCGACGGCTTGCCCGCCGGGATCATCACGATGCAGCGCCCGGTCCTGCGGCTGGAGCCGGTGCCTCGGCAGCGGATCATGCGTGGACCCGAGCGTGGAGGTCGCGGAGCGAGTTCGCGTCGCCGGACTTCTGGCCGAGCGCCTTCGGGCCGCAGGCGCTGCATACGACGTCGTAGACGTGGAGGTTGATCCGGGGCTGGTAGCCCGCGTCGATGACCTCGACCGTCGCCGGGGTCGCCTTCAGCGCGGCCATCATCGCGGCGTGGCGCTCGGCGCGCTCGGCATGGGCGACGTTCTCGCGATGCTTGCGGGTCGCCTTGTGGGCGGTGGTCATCGTGCTGTTGCAGAGGTCGCAGGTGGTGTTCATGGGAGGAACAGTACGCGCATACCGCATATCTGTCAAGCCCCTGTTTCGCGGTCGAGCGAGAAGCGATGGTTCTCGCTCGGGGGGATCTTCGCGACGAGGCCGCGCCGGTCTTCGTCAGCGAGGGGGTCGTGGTTCGCCAGACCCTTGCCGAGGAGCCACGTCCGGTGGAGGAGGGACTCCTCGTGCATCGGCCCGGTGGGATCTCCGCCGCAGGGGCAGGTCCGGGCGATGACGTCGGCGATGTGTTCCACGGCGTGCCTCCTGTGAAAGCGCACCACCGGCCACGACAGGAGGCAATCCAACATGGCCGGTGGTGCTTCGTCAGCCTAGTGCGTGAGCACCGCTGGATCAAGGCCCGGTGTGGCGTCACGACACATCGGGCACTTCTTGAACAGGCTCGGGTCGGCGTGCCCGCCGCCTTCGTGGACGCGGATCTGGGTCCGCTCCAGCCGACGGGCGATGCTCGCCTCCTCGGACTCGACCCGCTCGACCGCCTTGACGTCCTCGGTCTCGACCTTGCGGCGGAGGCTGTTGCCGGTGCCGAAGACGATCTCGTCCACGCCCGGGTTGTCGAGGCGGCTTGCGATCAGGCGCATCCGGTGGTGGACCGTCTCGGCGCTGTGGCGGCGGATCTGCTCCTCGATCTGACGCCACATCGCGCCCCACGGGTCGCGGAGCGCGTACGTCACGCCGGTCAGTTCCTCCAGCAGGGCCGCCGTCTCGGTGAAGTGCTCGGGAACGAGCGGGCCGGGCTGAAGCGCCTTGTCACTTCGCGAATCTAAGTCGTTCGTTTCTTTGACGGAGAGGTGTGAATCTCCGGTGGGATTGGTCTTGGGTTTGGGGGTGCGTTTCTGCTGGCTTTCTGCTGCATCAGGTGCTGTAGCACGCGCTGCGGCAGTTGCTCGACCACCTGCTGAACCAGCCGCTGCCTTCTTTGCTCGCTCCTCAAGGATCTGCGCCTTCGTGGGCTGGTACTCGCAGTAGTCATGGACCTGATACCCGAACGGGGCAAAGTCCCAGACCCCTGCGTCCGTCAGGAGTTTGATCACGAACGACGCGGTGAACGGCGACGGAATGAAGCCCTCCTCGTCCGGGATCTCGGGGCCGCCGTAGATCCGGTGCGCGCGTTCGTCGGCGTCGATGAACTCCAGCGAGATCAGGCCGCCCGCCACGCCCCACGGGATGAAGCCGTCGGTCATGTTCCGGTTGCAGTACGCCAGACCAGCAAGCCAGAGCGCCTGACCGAGCGGCCCCACGCGAGCGAGTTTCGGGTGCTCGTCGAAGTGGTCGTCAATCCGTATCCACGGCATCAGAGAGACCTCCTACACAGGTAGCGGGGGGCCGGGAGGTGTAGGCTCCCGGCCCGCACGCCGCTTCGCGCCGTCACCGGCACAGATCACTCTACCACCGGCCAGTGCTCGGGGTACAGGGCGCGCAGTACGTCCCTCTCCCGCTGGCGGCGGGCCTTCGTGTCGATCCGCCACGCGCTGCCCCTGTGATGCCACGGGCAGACGGTGATCAGGTGCGCCTCGTCGTCGAGCCGGGCGCCCCGGTCGTCGCGGACGTGGTCCAGTTCCATCTTGAAGACGTTGTCCCAGCGGATCAGCAGGCCGTGCTCGTCCCGGCAGGAGTCGGTCGCGGCGTCGGTGCGGAACCACATCCCGCTCGTCGCCACGCAGCCCCCATCCCGGGCGAGGACGGTCTGGCGCAGGCGCGGCCAGCCGTCCTTCCGCCGGGTGATCAACTCCACGTCTGGCCCGTGGCGTCACGGTGGTTGCCGTCGTGGCCGAGGGTCTGGATGCACGCCCCGGGCTCGTAGCCGTCGGGCGTCAGCGCGCCGCAGCCTTCGCTGTCAGCCGCAGCGGCCTCCACGGCGCTCCCAGAGCCACGGAGAGGCGCTTCAGGCTCGTCGGCGTCTCCTCGTGCCAGCGCGTAGGCCGCCGCCGTTGCACGCGGTCCTGTGGCGGGCGGGATCTCCGTCGCCGTGCCCTCGATGATGTCGGCCTGCTCGTCCGCCGTGACGGCGTGCGCGACCTGCGGCATCGTCTCCAGCGGGAGGCGCTTCAGGAGCCGTCGGAGGACCGTCTTGCGGGCCATCTCGCCAGCGAAGTCGTCCCACGGGCTGTCCTTGCCCTGCGCCACGGCCTGCGAGCGGCGGCGGACGACGTCCACGTCGGCCCACGCCATCCACTCGATGACCTTCTCGCCGGTCGCCATCTCGACCCAGCCGTAGACGCCCCGGTAGTCGCCCCGGTCGCCGAGCAGTTCGCCATCGGACGACTTCTCGCCGAACAGGAAGGGCCGGTGGATGATCTGGGGGTCCGTGCCGAGGAGCAGGTCGAACTCGTCGGCCATGTAGACGACCTGCGCGTCCGTCCGCCGGATCTGGCCGCTGTTGCGGAGCAGTTTCAGCAGCCCCCGGTAGCCGGGCCGGAAGGTGGCGACACCCTTGTACGGGATGATCCAGCCCTCGCCCAGCAGGCCGGTCGGCGACAGGTTCATCGCCGCGCTCTCCCGGATCGCCTCGATGATGCTGATGACCGAGCACTCCTTGAGCACCCGCTGGTTCTGCGCCAGCGCGTGGAGCGCCACCGTCTTCCAGCGGTCGAAGTTCTCCGCCCCGAGGAGCGGCCCGAACTGGTCCACGCGCTGGTCCATCTCGCGGACGACCAGCGCCAGCGTCTCCCGCTCCTTGCCGCCCTGTGGCGTCACGGGCGGCGGTCCTGCCCTGTTCACTGCTTGAACCTCACGTCAATCCGCCGGTAGCCCGGCTCTGTGCTGGTGTACATGGACTCGGCGGCGTCCAGCGCCATCTGCGCCGACGCCAGAGACCGGACGGCCTCGTCGTCATCGCCCGGGGCGACGTGCTCCACGACGTCGCCGAGCGCGGCCCGGTAGACCTCGGCGACCAACTGCCACGCGACCTTCACGCGGTCCTTCGTCTGCTTCCACGTCACCTTGCCCCACGACCCGGTGATGCCTGCGGCGTCTCCGATCAGGTCTTCGACCCGGTGCTCCAGCGTGGCGACGACGGCCTCCTGCGCCTTCAACTTCGCCCGCTCGTCCCGGAGCCGGAGGACGACCAGTTCGCGCTCCGGCGGCAGGGTCTTCAGGGTCTCGTCGTGCTCGGGCCAGCGGGACCGGACGACCCGCCGGGAGAACTCGTCGCCCTCCAGCGGCGGAGGATCTCGGCGCTCGACCCGCTGCCAGAACTCGGCAGCCGCCTGACGCCACGTCGAGAGGAACGCCTCGTCCCGCTGGATCGGGTACGTCCTGAACTCCCGGAAGCCGAACAGGACCGCGAGGTGACAGACCTTCGCGCTGGTCACGAGCATCTCGTGCTGCGCCTGAACCCAGTAGTGGACCGGGACGTCGTCGGTGCCGTCGTCGCCCCAGCCCCGGGAGTCGTTCGCCGTCTTGCACTCGACCAGCACGTCCGGGCTGCCGACGACGCGGTAGTCCAGATGGCAGACCAGCCACGGGTAGGCCGGGTGCCGGTGGTGCTGGTTGTCGGCCCGGACGCGCAGGCCGGTCCGGGCGAAGAACAGTTCGGCGACGACGTCTTCCAGCCGAAGGCCGAGCCACTGCGGGAGAGTCTGCCCCGAGACCTCCTCCTCCGCGATGGGCTCGACCTTCGACTGGTAGACGCTCAGGGGCGTCGCCCACGGCGACAGCCCCAGCACCCCGGCGGCGTCAGTTGCTCCGATCCCGGACTGGCGCTCCTTCAGGAACGCCGCGCGGTCAGCCGTCAGCATGACACGGACCACGTGTAGCAGTCCGGGATCGACGTCCACGCGATCAGCACCATGCCGACGGCGATCCCGACCAGCAGGTACCAGAGAGCCTTGCGCATCAGCGCCTCCTCGCGATCAGTCGCCCCATCCGGGCGATCACCTTGCGCTTGTCCGAGATCGGCATCCCCCGGAGGACGACGAGGCAGGCCGTCGCGTAGTCGTCCACCTCGTCAGCCGTCAGCGGGGAAGGCTTCGACTCCTGCGCCTGAAGGCGCGTGAGGTCGGCCAGCGTGACCGTCGGCTTGTCGTTCATCGCTCGCTCGCGGATCGCGTCTTGACGTGCGCCTTGCACACGTTCATCCGCCTGCCGTCTTGGTTCGTGATGACGAACTTCGCCCGGTGCTGGCACTGCCACGACGAGACCCGCTCGCCGTAGACGGTGGCCTGACAGTTGATCGCCGGGCCGGTGTACGGCACCGCCGCCTCGACCGCCGCCGCCTGACGCGCCTTGCGCTCCGCCTCGACCGCCTCCTGCGCCCGGCGGTTGGCCGACTGCCAGTCCCACGTCACGACGTAGTTCTGGTCGGCCAGCCATGCGTCGATGCGGGCGAGGCCCATCTGCGAGACCCCCTCGGCTCGCAGGATCTCCGCGAACTCCTTGAACACTCAGTTGCCTCCTGTCGGGATCGGCGCGTGGTCCGCGCCCTTGCTGGTGTGCTGCCAGACGAACTTGCGCGGGTGGTACCGGACCTGCTTGCCGCAGGTCCGGCACGTCGCCGTTCGCATCAGCCGGGGAACTTGGCGAGGACGGCCTCGGTCTTCGCGATCAGGGTCTTCAGGACGGCCTCGCCGTCGCTGCTCAGGACGCCCTCCCGCTCGCCGAGAGCCGCCAGCGCGACCCGGAGGATCGCGGCCTCCTCCTTCGTGACGATGATCTGGCGCAGGACTAGAACCTTGCCCATCTATGCCTCCTGTGCCCGTGCGGGCTTGTTGCCGGTCTGGTAGGTCCAGACCGTGAAGTCCTCCTTGCCGTAGCCGTGGAAGACCTTGTCCCCGCGCTGGAGACAGTCCTGACAGACCCGGCTCCCGAACCCGTCGCGCTCGATGGCGTAGACGAGGGAGACGAGGCTGCGGCAGTGGTCGCATCGGCGTCGGCGTGACTTCATGTGAGCACCATACTGCACCCGGCTGGAAGTTGTCAAGGTACCAGAGCACTGTCTCACCTGATGAGACACCCGTCCGGGGGCTTGACACCCGTGGCGTCACCGGCTAGGGTACCTGCATACCCGGCGTTCGACCGGGAGCAACAGGAGGCGCGACATGGTCGCAGCAGTCGAAACGATGGCCTACACGCAGGAGCGTGGAACGCCGTGGCACGGTCAGGGCAAGGCCCGCAAGGGGCTCGCCACCGCTGACGAGATGCTGGAGGACGCGGGGCTGAACTGGATCGTGGACAAGCGCGATCTGGGGCACATCGGCTTCCCCGAGAAGTTCGGCCTGTACCGGACCAGCGACAACGCCGGGCTCGGCATCGTCGGCAGCCGGTACGCGGTCATCCAGAACCACGACGCCTTCGGCTTCGCCGACAACCTCGTGGACTCGGGCGAGGCGAAGTACGAGACCGCTGGCTCGCTGTTCGGCGGGCGCAAGGTCTTCCTCTCGATGGAACTGGAGCACCTCGGGATCAGCGTCCCCGGCGACGACAGCGACACGAAGATGTTCCTGCTCGTCGCGAACAGCCACGACGGGACGGGCGCGTGCGATGCGGCGATCACGCCGGTCCGCACGGTCTGCTCCAACACCCTGAACGTGGCGCTGGCGGGCGCGAAGACCCGCTTCAAGATCCGCCACAGCGGCAACATCGACCGCAAGATCCTCGCGGCGCGCGATGCCCTCGGGATCACCTTCAAGTACGCCGAGAAGTTCTCCGGCGTGGCCGCCGGTCTGTCCCTGAAGCAGGTGACGGACCAGCAGGTGCTGGACATCCTGCGCAACGCGGTCTTCCCGGTGGACATGGACGACGTGGAGGCCGACGACGTGCCGGAACTCGCCTCGACCCTCGCCTTCCAGAACTACCTGACCTCGGAGACCGTGGACGGCATCCGTGGGACGGCGTGGGGCGCGCTGAACGGGATCGGCGAGTTCCTCGACTACGGCGTCACGTACCGGGGCCGCCGGAACGACGCGAACGACACCCGGACCCTCGCGATCCTGCGCGGGTCGGCGGTCACGAAGAAGACCGCAGCCCTGAAGGCTCTCCAGAGCCTGTAGGAGCCACGCAGAGCGCCGTTCCACAGCGGAGCGGCGCTCTGTACCACTCGACCACAGGAGGCACGACATGACCCAGCAGGGAACGCCCCTTCAGCACCTCACCGCCCGGGCGCGGATGGACGAGTGGCGGCGGCGCATCGCGCTGATCGAACCGCTCCTGACCCTGAACCGCGCGGTCGAACTGAAGGACGCCGAGATCGCCGAACTCACCGGCCTGAAGCCCGCCGAGGTCGCCTCGTCGCGACTGCTGCTGCTCCACGTCGGCGCGATCCACTACGAGTCGCACCGAGGGCACATCGCCGGGAGCCAGTGGACGCTGCTGAAGGCCGGACAGGATCTCCAGCACGCTCTGCATCTGGAGATGGAGCGCCAGATGCGCGGCGGCCTCTCGCCCGAGACGATGCGCGACAAGCGCAAGAAGGCGAACAAGATCGTGACGCGACGGAGCGCCGAGCAGCCTGCGGTCATCGAGGACCGCTGGCAGGAGCCGGTCGGCGCGCTGATCGGCCCGGAGCCGACGAACGTCATGCTCCCGCTGAAGGGTCTCGGCCCGGACGCGGCGGGCGCGCTCGTCCTCGCAGCGAAGCAGTACAAGGGCGGCGAGACCGACGAGACCCGGCAGGCCCGCAAGATCCTGCTGGAACTCCACGACCTCGGCATCCCGGCCCCGGAGGAACTCGCCCAGAAGGCCGTCGCCCAGAAGGACGACCGGCTGGAGGCGATCAGCCTCGTCCTGCCCTACATCGACGGTCTGGAGCGCCGCCTGAAGGCGCTGGAGGCCCAACTGAAGGAGCAGGGCGACTACGGGACCCTGAAGACCATCGCCCTCCGCCAGAAGGCCCAGATCGAGCGGCTCGTCACCGAGGCCGCCGCCCGGTCGATGAAGGAGCAGGGCCGAGGTCAGAACTAGGGGGTTGACAGGTCGGCATGGCCGGGTGTACGGTACGTCCATCACCCGGCCAGACCGGCAGGGAACAGGAGGCAACGATGAACGAGATCGACACCACAGGACACCAGCCCGGATGCCCGGAGCCCGTCGGTGGCGACTGTGACTGCGCCGCAGCGGCGTTCCAGCAGCAGATCGACATCGCCGCAGAGGGTGGCGAGCGTCTCGCCGCCGCGATGGACGCCGTCGAGGCGTCGCGATCCCTCGCGCAGGTCTGGTGCGACAAGTGCGACCAGCCCGCCACGCGGGAGATCGCACTCACGAACGGCAGCACCGCCTTCCGGTGCAGCACTCACGCATGGGCGCTCGTCGCCCCGAAAGGGACGCTGACATGAACGGCTACGACCAGCACAAGCAGGACGCCTTCGCGGCGATGGTCGCGAGGGACGCGATCTTCGGCAACCGGTCGGCGGCGTACGGATGGCCCGTGACGTCACCGGCCCGAGGCAACAGCCCCCGCTACTTCGTCGGCGTCATCGTGGACGTCAGCGAGTCGCGCGAGAGCGTCTGGGTCCGCCGGTACACCGACCCGGCAGACGTCAGCGTCCTCTACTCGGTTCGGGAACTGGAGCCCGCCACGAAGGACGACATGGCGACCGCCGCGTCCTACTTCCTGAACCAGCAGTACCGCGAGGTGCAAGACCTTCAGGCCCGCGTCGCGCGGGAGCAGGCGGATCTGGAGGCCATCCAGAACGCCGGGCCGGGCGACGAGCCGGGCGCGCCTCTCCACGGCATCGAGCAGTACCAGAGCGAGGGACGTTGACATGAGCGAGCAGATCCCGCTGTTCGGCGGGCGGACCTTCGACCCGGCGCGTGATGGCGAGCGGCTCTCCGCCAGCCTGATCCGCGTCCGGGCCTGCGTCAGCGACGGTCGCTGGCACACGCTGGAGGAACTGGCCCGGAAGACCGGCGACCCGGAGGCGTCCATCAGCGCCCGCCTGCGCGACCTGCGCAAGGCGAAGTTCGGCGGACGGCAGGTCGAGCGGCGCTACGTCGCCGACGGCCTCTGGGAGTACCGGCTGGTGCCGCAGGGGGCCGGAGATGGAATGGCGACGTGAGCCCCGCTCCCACGTCCGGGAGGACGGTGCGGCGAAGGCCGCGTTCCACACCGAGACGGACGCCCGGTTCCGGGCGAACCAGATCCACGCGACGAGCGGCAAGCGCCTCTGGCCGTACGAGTGCAGCCAGAGGCCCGAGCACTACCACCTGACGAAGGACCAGCCTGACCTGAAGGAGACGGGATGATCGACCAGAGACGAGCGCGCGCCCTGACGTGGGCGCGCGAGCAGCGCGAGACGTGGGCCCGCACCCTGCGCGAGCAGGACGAGACCCTGATCTCGATGTACGACCGGGACCGCCTGACGATGGAGCAGATCGCCGTCAGGCTCGGCGTCACCCGGCAGGCCGTTCACCAGCGGCTGGTCGCGGCGCGCAAGCGAGGCGAGATCCGGGCGAACTTGAACTAGGGGGTTGACAGCGTCCGCAGGACGTGCATACTACTGCCATGAAGCGCATCGCCAAGAACGCAAGCGGCAAGTACGTGCAGATGAACGACGAGCAGGTCGCTCGCGAGCAGGCCGCGTTCGAACGGGCAGTCGCCCGCCAGATCGCGAAGGACGAAGCAGCGGCAGCCAAGCGCCGCACAGGAGGCAAGTAGATGTCACGCCAGACCTCACGGATCAACTACGGCATCAGCCGCGCTCGCGGCTACGAACTCCCGAAGTACGTCTGCTTCGACTGCGGGCGCGTCACGGGCGCGACCATGCAGGTCCGCCGCCACTTCTACGCGCAGGACGACGGGGCCGAGTCCATCGCGATGGTCTGCCGCAACGGCAGCGGCTGCCACAAGGCCACGGACGGGCGCGAGATCCCGCCGTATGTCGCTCCCCAGAACTAGGGGGTTGACAAGGTCCGCAGGGTGGCGTACGGTACGTCCATCACGCAACACACAGGAGGCAACCAGATGTCGAACTCCCAGATCACCGACAAGGCCGACGAGCAGGAACTGCTCACCGCCGCCATGAGGGAGATGACGGCGCAGGAGCCCATGACCGCCGCGCAGATCGAGGCGGAACTCACCCCGTTCCGCTGCCGCTGCGGGAAGAACGCCTTCGCGACCGAGGCCGAGGCGGACGCCTTCAACGAGGCCCGGACGGTCGTCACCCATCCGAACGGCTCGACCACCTCCTTCGCCACGAAGTGCGCGGACTGCGGGACGTTCGCCACCGACCACGAGTTCAACGGCGGCTACGACAGCGACTTCCGCTGCTACTTCGACGACATCCGGTCGGGGAGCCACCGATGACCGCCCACACCCACCGCCCGCAGGACGCCTACGTCCTGCCCGCCGGGGCGGTCGTCCTCGTCCGTGGCGTCAGGGTCGGCACGACGACCGAGCCGAGCAGGCTCTCGCTGTGCATCTCCTGCGGCAAGGCGATCCAGAAGGTCGCCGAAGCGCCAGACCGCATGGCCTACTGGAGGACCGTTCGATGAACACCCACCCGCTGGCGGACGCCGAGGCCGCCGCTCTGATGCGGGGCCGCGAGTGCCTCGTCTGGATCGACAAGAAGGCCGACGCCTGCCGCCGACCGGCGAAGGGCAAGACCGCCGACGGTCGCCCGGCCTGCGGGATGCACCTGAAGGCCCGCTAGCCCGCCGACACAGAGAAGCGCCCCCGGTGCCCATGCCGGAGGCGCTCTCCTGTCTGGGGGCGTCCTAGAGCGTCTGGCGAGACCCTACGTGGTCGCCCACTTCAGGACCACGCGGTAGACGACCTTCAGGACGGCGGTGCCGACGGTCATGATCACGATCATCGGTGCCTTGAAGGCGTCGTCGATGCTGAAGACGTTGACCGCCGCGAGCGCGGGCGGCAGCGACAGCAGGACGTCCGCGACCGCGTCCTTCAGCACCTTCGACCCGGTGAGCGCGCTGATGCCGCCGCCGTCGGTCAGGGCGCTGCCAGCGGAGGCGATGGCCCCGGTCTGGTCAGGCATCGGTCGGCACCGGGTCGTTCTTCGGGGCTTCCTCGTCGGACTGCGGCAGGGCGGGCTCGGTGCTCACGTCGAACGGATCGTCGCCGGTCCGGTCCGGCGGGTCCTGCGGCTTGACGTCGGTCTCCTGCTCTGTCATGGCGTTACCCTCGTGCTGTCGGTGTACTTGCCGGGCTTGAAGAACAGCCCCTTGTTCGCGGCGGCGGTGCCGTCCGACCGGCTGATGATCTTGTACCGCCACGACCCGCTGTACTTGCGAGCCTCGCAGAGGTAGTCGGCCTTCACGACCGACCGGACGTAGTTCCCGGTCGGCGTCGCGTACAGCGCCGTGGGGCCGCTGATCACCACCTCGCACTCGACGGTCGCCGTGGGCGGATCGACCGGCGTCAGCAGCGCGTAGACGCTGCCCTGCCCGAGCGTGTGCGTGCCGAGATCCAGCATCCCGGCAGCCCGCCAGATGGTCGCCCACGCGATGTTCTGGTAGCCGTCGGGGATGCCGCCCGCCTTGCCGTCGCGGTTGTCCGCGCCCGGGTCGCCGTAGCGGAGGTAGTTCGCGCTGCCGCTCGATCCGAACACCGCGTGGTTGCCGAAGAACTGGCAGCGGAAGCAGTCGTGGACGGTGCAGGCCAGCGGGCTGTAGTCGATGTCGATGATCGCGCCGTAGCGCCCGGTCTGGAGCAGCCGCTGAAGGTGCGCGGTGGTGGTCGCCTTGTAGAGCGTGTAGCCCTTGATCCCGTAGTGGTCGGCGACCTTCGTCATCTGGTCGAGGTTCGTGCCGTCCTGACAGTCGTTCGTCAGGTCCCTGACGTGACAGGAGGTCGTGACGATCTTGCCCTGACTGGCCCGGTAGAGCCACATCGCCATGCTGGCGCAGGTGCAGTTCAGGCCGCCCATGTTCGGGTTGCCGCAGAGGTTGCAGCCGTCGAGTTGCGGGACGAACCGCTCGATCATCGGCCCGCCTTCGCGTTCAGTCGGAGGCACGTCTCGCAGGTCTTCTCGTCGCTCGGGAAGGTCTCGGCGGGCTTGCCCGGCTTCGCGATCCACTGGCCGCAGAGGGTGCGGATGCCGCCACCCCGGGCGGTGAGGCGGGGGATGTGCCACGAGCGGATCTTCACGAACGCCATCACGTCACAGGGTAACAGGGGCTTGCTCGCTGCAACCAGTGGCTTGACAGCGGTGGCACTGGGGCACATGGCGACAGTCGTGGAGGACAACCGGCAGGCTCGGCAGCGGGATGCTCGGCAGGGGCAGCGTCGGCGTCGGCACCGGCAGGGACGGCAGCGGGATCGTCGGACGCGGCGTGGGGCGCGGGGTGGGCCGAGACGTCCGCTCGGGTGTCGGCGCAGGCGTGGGCGCTGGCGTCGCCTGTGGCGTCCTCTGGGGCCCGCTGGAGGCCGACGGCTCGGGCGATGGCGCAGGAGTAGGCAGCGGGGTCTGGCTCGGCTCTGGGGCCGTCGTAGGCGATGCGGACGGCGCGGGTGACGTGACAGGCGGAGGCAGCCCGGCCAGACGCCCGCCCACGTAGCCCGCCGTGGCGCTGGCGACCGCGATGGTGCTGGCGATCATCAGCGTCGGAGCGTTCGCCCCCAGCCAGAGCAGGAGCCTAGTCATAGCGGAGGCTCACGAGGAAGAACAGGCTGCCCACGACGTTCGACCCGATCAGGGCGAAGTACAGGATGGTCGCGCTGGTCGTCTCGCCGAAGCCGAGCGCGAGGAACGCGCTGCGGAACAGGACGCTGGCGACGATCAGCCACAGGCACCACAGCACCAGCACCCGCCTGAACGACGAGACCACGTCACCGCTGCGGCGCTCGCCTGCTCGCCGCGCGCGCAGGGTCTCCCGGTACTCGCGGACGCTGACGACGAGCCCGACGCCCCACGTCAGGGACAGGAACAGGCTGATCCAGAACGCCGCGTTGCTGGTCACTTCTTGCCTCCCGGCAGGCGCGTGACGGTCTCCAGCCCGGCCAGCACGAGGAGCGCGCCGATCAGCGTGCCGAGGATGACCTCCGAGGCGTGGAAGTCGCGGTCGATCAGGAGCCGACCGAGGGTGTCCACCGTCGCCAGCAGCACGATGAGGCCGAGGATGACGAAGCCCGCGACGATCCGCAGACGCCGCAGCAGCCGCTCCTCGGCGGGATCTGGCCGTGCCGCGCCCTGCTCATCTCCGGCCATGCCGGATCAGGGCTGGCACGACCGAGTTGCGGAGCCATTCGTCGAAGTACCAGCCGACCGACACCCCGAGCAGGAGCCCGGCGAGCAGTTCGGTGCTCATGCCTTCAGCCTACGCCACCACGATGCTCTGGACGCGGGTGGATGCCGGGAAGCGTCCCGTTGGCAGCGGTCATGGGAGCCTCCTCACGTCGCGATGATCTGGTAGAGCACGACGATGAACGGGTACAGCGGCCCCGGCGTACTGGTCCTGTCGCCCTGAACGTACAGGTGCTTCTCGGTCGAGACCGCACCGATGGCGACGAGATGGTTCGCCTCGGCGTTGACGGTGTCGGCGGCGGTCGTGAACGAGACGATGGTCGTGTTGTCGCTGCCCTTCGCGAGTTTCACCGTCCAGTAGTGCGACCCGTCGTTCGTCGTCGCTGTGACCGTATCGCCGCGCATCTCGATCAGCCACACGCTGTACGTTGGCTGGAACAGCGGGAACCGCCACCGCTGCGCGTCGATGGTCCACGAGAGCAGGTTCTCTTGGATGATGGCCGACTGGAACACTTGGATCGACCGCCAGCGCGTGCCGTCGTACTGGAAGTCCATCCCGCCGTAGATGTCGGTCCGGGTGTACCGCTGGCCGCTGACGGGGCCGGACGGGAAGGCCGTGCCGCTGCCCCAGAGCGCGCCCGTGTAGGCGGCGCTGCCGGAGTCGAGACGGGCGATGCCGATGTACGACTGCGCGGTGTTCGTCGAGGCGAAGCCCGCGTCGAGGTTGCCGCCGCTGTCCTGATAGACGACCGCTTCGACGTAGTCGCCCGCGACGAGGTCCACGACCCTGCTGACGTTCATCCCGGAACCGTTGGTCGCGTGGCTCGTCGGGATGCGACTGAGGCTGCCCCTGATGTCGGTGGTGCCGTTCTTGCGCAGCGCGAGGATGCGCTGCCCGGTCGCGTTCCCGGCGAAGTAGGTGCCCGCCGTCACGATGTACCGCCCGCCCAGCCCGGTCGGGATCGTCATGCGAGCCGTGTTGCTGCCCGTCGAGTGGAAGCCGTCGGTGTCCGACTCCTCGCTGTCCATCGTCAGCGCGGTGGTGGTCGCGGTCGGGATGGCCTGCGCGGCGCTGTTGTAGGCGACCGCCCCGATGCCCTGACCGACGCGGCCCGAGTCGAGTTTGACGATCTCGCCGGTCGTCTGGTAGACGGTGTTGTCGCCGAGGTTGGCCGATGACCCGTGGTTCTGGAAGACGATGAACTCGATGTAGTCACCAGCGGCCAGATCGATCACGGCGGTCAGGTCCATCACCACGCTGGAAGCACTACCTGTCGGGAACGTCTGGTCGATACGCGAGCGGCCCCTGATCTCTGTTGTGCCGTTCTTCTTGGCGAACCAGATGATGGCGTCGGACGAGCCGCCCGACGGCGACACCAAGGAGTCCCAGTAGCCCTTGAAGTTGACGAGGTACTTCCCGCCGAGACCCGCAGGGACGGTGAACCGGCTCGTGTTCGAGCCGGTGTCGTGGAAGCCGTCGGTGTCGTACTCCTCGGAGTCGAACGTGGCCGCTACCGCGCTGTTATTCGCGATGGACTGCGCGGCGCTGTTGTAGGCGCGGCAGCCGATGAAGCCCTGCGGTGCCTGACGGAGCGAGAACGACCCGCCGCCGTTGTCCACGAGGCTGTTGTTCGGGACTTTCAGCGTCGTCAGCGAGCCGGTCGGGCTGCCGTCCTCCTCTTGGATCGTGATCGCCGCAGCGGTCGGCGTGTAGGTGGCCTCGTGGGAGGAGATCGAGAGCGTCCCGTTCGGGAACTTGATCTTCGTGATCGCGCTGTCGGTCGGACTGCCGTCGGACTCCTCGACCGTGAGCGCGCTGCCGCCGCTGCTCGGGATGAACGAGAGGACGATGACGTCCGAGTTCGCGAACGGGCTGTTCGCGCTCTTGGCGATGTTCGCGATTGTGATGTTCTTGTAGCCCGACGGCGACGCCACGGCGCTGACGGTCGCGACTAGCCACTTGCTCGGGTCGTCGGCCTTCTGGAGCCTGAGGTAGCCACTCGACATGATCGCGAGCAGTGCCGTCACGTCGCTGCCGTCAAGGTCCGCGAGGTCGGCCCGGACCGTGACCGCGCTCGACTGAGTTGCGTTCGATAGGCGCAGTTTCCCGCTGCCCGGGTCCGAGTCCGTCGTGGTCGTGTCGAAGGTATATCGGATGCTGACCGGACCCCCGTTCGCGGTGCCCGCTCGACCCCACGCGCCGAGACCGTTGATGAAGTCGTAGGCGTTCCCGGAGAGTTTCGGAAGCAGGCCGTGCTCGGTGATCGTGGCGTCGAGCGTCGTGGCATCAGACGCGACGAGATGCTCGGGACCGTCGAGATGGTGCGACGCGGTCTTCAGCAGGACGTTGCCGCCGCCAGCGGTCGCGACGTTGCCGGAGCCCTTCGTGGCCCCGAGCCAGAGGACGGGATAATCGCGGACGCTCATACCGGGTCGATGCAGACTGTGATTGCTGAGTAGCCGATCGCGGTCGGGCCGATGTTCAGTTCGTCTCGGAGAGTTCCGGTCACGGCGTCCGAACCGCCGCC